AAATAGATTCGTCTCATCAGATGTTAACGACACAAAGGATATGGTACAATTCTGTAACCCCTGGCTAGATACCAAAGATGCTGACTCATTCATTATTGACCGAACCGCAATTGGACTTTACTCCCCACCTTTAGCAAATATTCAAGGACAACAATTACCAATAGGATACGATGTTTATCTCGATGTAAAGTATACCCTTAAGGGTGTACAACATTTAACCCCTGACCCCATTGTAAAAAAAGAACCCGAAATAAAAACATGTACTTGTTAATAATAATTTATTAGTTTCGTCTCACAATTATATATAACATATCTATCCATACTAAACTTATCAAAGGGGGGTACTTCATTCATCATAACAATTATTTTAGGAGCATCAAAACAACACATTCTAGATTCATACTTTAAATTACAAAACCAACCATTCTTCAAATTCTCCATAAAATTCCAAGGAAAGAATTTTGTATCATTACATCTCGCCATATCAAAAACAGCATATTTTTGATTGTTGTAAGAATACATTAAATCTTTTATTCCGCCTCCTTGACATCCCCAAGCGTCCATTGTAAATATGAGGTACTTTGCAAGCCAACTTTTGCCAGATCCGCCTTTGACATCCACACAAAACAAAATTTGCCTATCTGACTGTCCCAGAAGCAAATCAAGTGCTTGTTTTTGCCAAGTTCTAAGGTTGCATCCTTCAAATCTTCGGTATTCAGCATCTCTAGATGCGTGAAGTTGGTAAAATCTGCTAATTCCTGACAACGAGCTATAGTGCTTAACTGCCAATGTCGGATGTTCCTCGATGGCTGACCGTAGGTCCTTTTTAGCCAGGTCGAATACTTCCTCAAAATCAGATTTCTCGTTCTCACCTGGCGATCCCCAATCCGTATAGATGCCATCTTTAGTGCAATATTTTTCTTGAGCAAAGTCATCTCCCTTTGCAGCTTCGAGATGTGCTCTCGCAAGTCCCGGCACTCCTTTCCAGAAAGAGAGTGTACATTCTAAAAAAGGCGCAAACATTAGTTCACATAACAACCGCATAGCGTCGCTCACGACGCAATACCCATGTGAAGCGACAGAGTCTTTTTAACGCCGCTTGCGTGCGTAAAAAGCGACAGAGCGAACGTACCCCGGCTTCTGCCAATTTATTAACCGGTGAGAGGCCAGGCGATGACAATAAATTAAAAACCACTTACCTCTAGCTTTCTTAAAGGTTCTATTAAGTCGAATAAATCCTTGCAAATGTAATGTTCCGTTGTCTCCACACTCCTCTCCAATAACGGCATATTTAAGTTTTCCTTGTCCGTCCCACTCATTTAGATGTTCTATAATTCCTGCTTGTTTTGCGTCTGTATAATTGTTTACTGTAAAACACACTTTATTACTCTGTCCTTTCCACTTGCCCATTTTAGATTAATTAGAGTATATTAATCTTTTCTCATTTATATAGGATGATGTTCCTTATCTTTATCACCCCTATATATATATTTATCATCCATCAGCCTCAGCTAAGTAAACAATCATGACGTCATCAAACAAGTTCAAACATGTCCGTTAAAAACCGTTATGACCGTTACGGAGATAAGATAAGGGCTGGGTATAAATAGTATTACCCCAGCCCGTCTACTTAGTTACCTTCGACTGCCCAATCTGCCAAGATGCCCTACAAAAGAAGAACCGTTAAAAAGAAACGTACCTATAAGCGCAAGCGCGTATATAAGAAGAAACGGTCAACTCGCTATAATAAAAAAGGAGGACCGCGAGTTACCATCCCCAAAACTGGAATATACCAAGGATCCGAAACAATTACTCTCGGATCAGGATTCATAACCGATGCTTATCATGCAGAAAATTATCGATTTGATGCAGTTGCTCTTAATAGATTTACTGCTCTTGCTCCTGAATTCAAATGGTTTAAATTCAACAAAGCGACCCTAAGGGTTGTCCCTCGAGTAAATCGACAAGCATGGTATAATATCACATCAACAGACGTTCTAGGAGGAAATCAAGGCCATCAATTTGTAACATGGATCAAAAAAGATGGTGAAAAATCAGGGCTTCCGACTGACCTAAATGAAGCAAGATTATTCCCTCAAGCCCGCTTTCATTCAATGCAAAGAACAATGCGAAGATCATTTGTTCCATACGTCATAAAAATAAATAGATTCGTCTCATCAGATGTTAACGACACAAAGGATATGGTACAATTCTGTAACCCCTGGCTAGATACCAAAGATGCTGACTCATTCATTATTGACCGAACCGCAATTGGACTTTACTCCCCACCTTTAGCAAATATTCA